CGGACATGGATACGGGCCTCGTGCTGGTGGTCATGGCTGCGCCCGATGCCGGGCGCTTCGCCACCTCCCTGCAACGCTTCAACGCCGTCATGCCGCTGGTCGAGTTGCAGCAGGCGCAGCGCAGGGCCGGGGCCCTCGCCACGCTGGAAGAGGACAAGTTCAAGGTGCCGCCCGCACCGGGCTATCCGGCGTGGGGCAAGGCATCGCCCCGGCGCGGGGCCACGGGCAGGGCCACCGACGTGGCGCTGGGGGCGCAACTGGCCCTTGGCGAAGGGCTCGAGGCGGCAACGGCCTCGCCCCTGGAGCGGTTGCAGGGCTTCGCCACCCGGCAGGGAGCCACCATGCAGCGCCGCCGGGCCGACCTCGCGTCACTCGGCAGCAGCATGACAGGCACCGACCCCGGCTGGTTCGGCCTCTACCTCGAAGGGTTGGTGGCAGAGGTGGCGCGCCTGCTGGTGCGGTTCGTGCCGCCCCTCGACGACGCCTTCAAGTGCTGCGCCGCCGTCTGCTGGTACGGCAGGCGGCAGCAGGTGGCCTACTACAAGGAGGCCTTCGGCCTGCGCAATCCATTGGAGGGAGTGCTGTGATGCGTGTTTCCTTGGGCGTCGCAGACAGCGCGGCAGCGCATGGAGTGACGCGGGGAGCGCGAAGCGGGCTTTGCCCGTATCGCATGGATGCGACCAAGGAACGGAAAGGGGAGGGTATTCTGTGAGCTTCCTGCGCCTCGACAACTACACGGTGCCGGGCTTCGGCCTTCAGGCGGCCTTGTCGCTCAAGTTCAAGGACGAGGACGCCTCGGGCGACAGTTCGAGCACCGCCAAGGCCAGCAAGGGCACCAAGGGCAAATGTCTCGAATGCAAGGTGTGCATCCGCTTCCGTGACGAAGCCGACCTGCGCAGCCTCACCAGCATGGCAGAGGCCAAGCAGGGCGGAGACGGCAGGGTCTACACCATCACCAACCGCACCGCCAACGCCGCAGGCATGAGGCAGGGGCGCTTCACGGGCGACTTCAGGGCCGACGAACAGGAGGATACGCGGTGCTGGCTCGTCTCGTTCTCGCTGGCGGAGCATATCTCCGTGCCCGAACGGGCAGAGGCGCGTGAAGCCCCCCGGGCCGTCGCCACACAGCAGAACCCCGGCGAGACCATCGCCCCGGCGATGGAACCCACCGCGCAGGACAGGCAGAACCTGACATGGGCGGAACGCAAGATGAAGCAGATCAGCGACGCCATCGGCGGCTTCGATGATGCCGGGGGCACCACGCCATGAGGCTCATCAAGCGGCTCACGGTGGCAGGGGTTGAGGTCCCCCTCGTCTCTGAAGACATCCGCCTCGACGCCGACCGCCCCGGGCGTGCCGTGTTTCAGGTGCGGGCCACGGCTCCCCTCGCGGGCGAGGTGGCCTTCACCATCGGCTGGCATTTCGAGCAGGGGCTCACCCGTTTCTTCACCGGCGACATCGAACGGTGCGAGGCCGTGGACGGCGCACAGCAGCGCATGTTCTGCCGCGAGGTCTCGGCCCGTCTCGACGCGCCCATGCCCGTGGCCATGCGCCACCCGACCCTGCGCGAGGTGGTGACCTTCTACACCGAACGCACGGGCCTGCATGCCATCGTGCCCGACCGCCCGTATGCGACCACGCGCGTCCCGTACTTCGGCGGGCTCGGTTCCGGCTTCCACGGCGTGGCGTCGCTGGGCGAGGTCTTCGGCATCCCCGACTACACATGGGGCGCGCAGGGCGACGGGCGGCTCTTCGTGGGCTCATGGGCCGACTCGCGCTGGCCAACTCGCCCGGTGGAACTCCCGCGCGAGCTGTTCATCCGGAGCGCCTCCACGGGCTCGCGCGTGGTCGCCGTGCCGGGGCTGCGCCCGGGGGCCGTGCTCAACGGCGAACGCATACACGCTCTGCGTCTTGCAGGGCACGAGATGGAGATCACATGCAAGAGACCATAAGGGCCGCCGTGCTGCGCCTCTTCCCCGAGCTTTCGGGCGGCCTGCACCTCGACAGGTACGCCCGCGTGGTGGCCATCGCAGACCAGCCCGGCGAAGGGGCCACCTGCGAACGCTTCCGCCCGCGCTATGCGGTGGACATTGAGATACTCACGGCAGACATGGAGCCAGACCCGGCCTATCCCGTCTATCCCGCCGTGCCGCTGCCCGTGTCGTGCGGGGCAGGGCAGGAAAGCGGCACCTTCGCCTATCCCGAACCCGGGGCGCTCGTGGTGGTGGGCTTCGCCTATGGCAGGCCCGACCATCCCGTCATCCGGCAGGTCTACCCGCTAGGGGTGTCGCTGCCGGGCGTGGCCCCGCGTGAATGGCTGGCGCAGCAGTCGCCCACCGTCTTTCAAAGGGCCGATGCCGAAGGCAACTGGACGCGCACCACCGACGCCACCATCACCGACGACTCGGTGTCGCGCATCATCCGGGCCGTGGACGCCACGACCGACATCGCCCGCGAACTGCGCCGCATCTCGGAGCACTCCACGACAGAGGTCGGGGGCATGGCCACGCTCGAGGCGGGCACGGTGCTCACCATGCTGGCGGGCATCCGGGCCGACCTCGGCACGCTGGGGGCGCTCAACCTCACATCCGGGGCAAGGGCCACGCTCACCGTGGGCGAAGGGCTGCAAGAGACCGTGGGGGCCGACCGCACGACCGACGTGCGCGGCGCACGGGCCACCACCATTGGCGGGGGCGATACGCTCTCAGTGGGTGCGGACAGGGCCACGAACATCGCCGGGGCCAGCACGGAGACGGTGCAGGGCGAGAAGTCCATCAATGCCGCCAACATCACGCTGGCGGCGCAGGGCACCATATGCTGCAAGGCAGGGCAAGGCTCAGGCACGAGCCTCTTTGCCGAACTGCTGGCCTGCCTCGACGAGATTCGCGCCGCCCTCGACGTGCTCGCCGGGCACACCCACCCCGACACCGGAACCATCGACCAAGGGGCCGCCGTCTCCGGGCACGCGGCCCGTCTCGGTGGCCACAGGGCCACCATCGGAGGCATCACCAGATGACAGAGGCCGAAGACATCCGCTGTGGGCATTGCGGTAAGCTGCTCGCCCGTGGTGTCGTCATCAACCTGCACATCCGCTGCCCGCGCTGCCGGGCAGACAACCACGTGAGGGCCACGAGTCCCAAGCCAGAATGCCATGAGCATCGGCATGGAGACTTGTATGCGTCGCCTTCTCGAAACTGAACACGCCACCCTCATCAACGGCGAATCCCTCGCCGTGCTTCGTACCCTACCCGACGCTTCAATCGACACCGTGCTCACAGACCCGCCGTATTCCAGCGGAGGCGTCACCATGGCGGCACGGCAGGCAGACCCGGCGCAGAAGTATCAGCAGAGCAACACCAAGCGCACCTATCCCACCATGCTCGGAGACAACCGCGACCAGCGCAGCTTCATTTTGTGGGCTACGCTGTGGCTCTCGGAGTGCTGGCGCGTGGCAAAGGAAGGGGCGCGCATCATGGTCTTCAGCGACTGGCGACAGCTGCCGTCCATGACGGACGCCCTTCAGGCTGCCGGGTGGCAGTGGCGCGGCATCGTGACATGGCACAAGCCAAGCGCGCGGCCTAGCCTCGGTGACTTCAAGAGGGATGCGGAGTTCGTCATCACGGGCAGCAAGGGAAAGCCCATCATGCACACCCGCACTTGCCCGCCCGGGGTCTATCGGCACAGCGTGAACACGGCCCGCAAGATCCACCTCACCGAAAAGCCCGTCGCACTCCTCGAGGATCTTCTGGCTGTGACCGCGCCGGGCGGCTTGGTGCTCGACCCCTTCGCAGGTAGCGGCAGCACCGGAGAGGCATGTCTCCGCACCGGGCGGCGCTATCTCGGCATTGAACTGTCCGCGGACTATGCGGGGCTTGCTGCCGCACGCTTGCAGACAGCCGCCTCCCTCCTGGGCAAGACTGCACATGGCAGCGAAAGCGAATGGCGGGCTGGCATGGCTGCATGACATTGCCATAACGGAGAGCACCGCAGGGCCGGGCCTTGGACTTGGCCGAGCCTTGCAAACGGTTGCACAGCCGCCGGAAGGCAGAACCAATGAAAGAAGGGCCGGGAGAAACACTCCCGGCCCTCTCTTGCGCCTTGTGTGGCGCGGCTGTGCACGATTTTGGCGTGTCATGGGCCGCAGCTTCGCCCCGTGCCCCGGGGCGCGAGAAAAACGCCAGCCCCCGAAACAAAATCACTCCTCCGCCCCAAACCTTCGGGCTGTGCGGGGGGAAAAGTTGCAACTTGAAAGGGGTGGCAAAGGAGGGCGTCTGGTATGCGCTGCAAGCCTTGTCTGCGGAAACTGCCGATTGCATCGAGTGCAAGGCATTGCAAAGCCGTGCAATCATGTTGCACAGAGTGAGTAGTGCGCTTGTGCTGTAATAGTATGTAACGATTGATTTTAATTTTTACAGCATAAGAGTGCGAAGTGGTCTGTTGTCCCTTCGTTGTCCCCATAATGTAAAAGGGTTACGAGACGTGCTCGTAACCCTTTGAATTCATGGTGGGTCGTGCAGGATTCGAACCTGCGACTCTCTGCTTAAAAGGCAGGTACTCTACCGACTGAGTTAACGACCCCCGAAAGGTTCGGTCTTATATGCGCGGCGGTGTGCCACTGTCAAGCATTGAGGGCGCGTCAGGCCGTGATGCGTTCAAGGCCGCCCATGTAAGGACGCAGCACTTCCGGCACGATGACGGAACCGTCTTCCTGCTGGTAGTTCTCGAGAACGGCGACAAGGGTGCGTCCCACCGCGAGGCCGGAACCGTTCAGCGTATGCACGAACTCGGGCTTGCCACCACCGGCGGGCCGGAAGCGGATATTGGCCCTGCGTGCCTGGAAGTCGCCGCAGTTGGAGCACGACGAAATCTCGCGGTACTTGTCCTGACCGGGCAGCCAGACTTCGAGGTCGTACGTCTTGGTGGCCGAAAAGCCCATATCGCCACTGCACAGGGTGATCACACGGTAGGGCAGGCCAAGGTTCTGGAGCAGCGCTTCGGCATGTCCCCTCATCCGCTCCAGTTCCTCGAACGAGCGTTCGGGGTGGGCAAAACGCACCATTTCCACCTTGGTGAACTGATGCTGGCGGATGAGCCCTCGCGTGTCCTTGCCGTAGCTGCCCGCCTCGGAACGGAAGCAGGGCGTCTGCGCCGTGTACCCGAGGGGGAGGTCGCCCTCTTCGAGTATCTCATCGGCGTGCAGGTTGGTCAGGGGCACTTCGGCGGTGGGGATGAGGAAATAGTCCCAGCTTTCAAGGCGGAAGAGATCCTCCTCGAATTTGGGAAGCTGCCCCGTGCCGGTCATGGTCTTGCGGTTGACCATGAAGGGGGGCAGCACCTCGGTGTAGCCGTTGGCACTGATATGCGTGTCGAGGAAGTAGTTGGCAAGGGCGCGTTCAAGCCGGGCGGCCCACTTCCAGTAGACTGTGAACCGGCTGCCGGCGAGCTTGCCTGCACGCTCGAAATCAAGTCCGCCAAGGGCGACACCGATATCCCAGTGTTCGCGAGGAGTGAAGCTGAAGGCGCGCGGTGTCCCCCAGCGGAGCACTTCGACGTTGTCGTTCTCGTCGCGGCCTTCGGGGACGCTCTCGTGCGGAATGTTGGGGATGGTCAGCATCCAGTCGTTCTGTTCCGACTTGACCGCTTCCGCTTCGAGGTCGAGCGCCTTGATGCGCTCTGAAACACCGCCAAGCCGTTCGATGAGTGCCGATGCGTCCTCGCCCGCGCGCTTGGCCTTGGCCACTTCAGCCGAGGCCTTGTTGCGTTCGCTCTTGAGGCTTTCCACCTCGGTGAGCAGTGCCCTGCGACGGGTATCCAGCGTGGTGAACGTTGCGATGTCGATGTCCGAATGGCGCATGGCGAGTGCCTTGGCGACCACTTCGGGGTTCTTCTGCAAAAGTTTGAGATCGAGCATGAGGGTGCCACTCCTTGAAAATGCACCGACCTTGATACCCGTCCGCGGGTGGCTGCGTCAACCGTGGCGAAAGCGGTGCAAGCCGGGAGGGACGTCGCCCGCCGTCAATTGAACGCGCTTTCCTCCCGCAGTTGTTCGGCGTGGTGGTCGCGCAGGAAGTCCATGAGTCTCGGAACCTCGCGGTCGTCCAGCATGTCTGCGGTCTCGTCGCGCATGTAGTAGCCTATCCACGCGGGGCAGGTCAGCGACCTGGGCGGACCGGTGCGGCGGGCGTCGGTGAGCCATAACACGACGGGTTTGCCCTTGTAGGTTCCGGAAATGGTGAATGCCGGAA